GCTGAGACGCCAGGCCAGTACATCGAGGTCTACGAGCTTCACGGCGTCCTTCCTGCGCACTGGCTGAATCATGACAATGGCGACAAGCGTGAGGGAGATGCTGGATGGATTGCGCCTGAGTACGATCACAAGGAGTACACGCGTCAGATGCATGTCGTCGTCTTCTACACTGGCGACGACCAAAAGAAGAAGGGCCTTTGCCTCTACAAGGGCAAGGAAAAGGAGAACCCTTACATGGCGAAGAAGCGCGACGGCATCTACGGCCGCGCCTGCGGATTCGGCGGCATCGAGGAGCTATTCGAGCCTCAGACCTGGGTCAACTACTCCGAGATTCAGATCAAGGAGATGCTCGATGTCGCGTCGATGATGATCATCAAGACGAACGATCCGAAGTTCGCGCAGCGCAATAACATCACGGACCTTCAGAAGGGCGAGATCGTCGAGCTCGATGAGGACAAGGAGGCATCACAGCTCACGATTCAGCCATACAACAAGGCGCAGTTCGACCAGGCGACGAAGGAGTGGGAAGCTCGCGCGATGGTCATCGGCTCCGCATCCGAAGGCTCACTCGGTAAGAATCCTTCGTCCGGCACGCCGTTCGCGCTTCAGGACCTCATCGTTCAGGAGGGCAACGGAGCGCACGAGTATCGTCAGGGTCAGCTCGCCGTGTTCATGGCGGAGATCGAGCGCGAATGGATTCTTCCATGGCTCGTCGATGAGATGAACGAAGGCCAGACCTTCCTTGATGAGCTGTCGCTTGACGAGCTTCAGTACGTCGCCGACCAGGTTCTCACGAACGAGATCAATGACCGCATCAAGGCGAAGATGCTCCTCCCGGGCATGAAGGCCGAGATGATGACACAGGAGGGAGCCGATGCGCTGCGTCAGGTGCTTCGCGAGGAGTTCATGAAGGCAGGACCGAAGCGGTTCCTCGAACTCATGAAGGACGAGTTGCGTGATATCCCTATTGATGTCGACACGAACATCGTCGGCAAGCAGAAGGACCTTGCAGAGATGGCCGCCAAGCTCACGAACATCTTCCGCGCGGTCATCGCGGACCCTTCTGTGCTTCAGCACAAGGGCATGGGCGACCTGTTCAATCAGATCATCGAAGCGTCGGGCTTCAACCCGATCGACTTCAGTTCCTTTACCGCCACAGAGGATCAGGAGAAGGAGGCTGCGCCGAAGGGCGCGTCCTCGCTCCCTACCCCCGTGCCGGAAAGGGAGTTAGCCGCAGCAGCATAACCAATACCTATTACCTATGGATTACCTATCCGATGTAGAGAAGTCGCAGATCGAGAAGTTCGTCGGCAACGTGAAGATGTTCGAGGCTGTTCGCAAGGTCCTGCTCGCAGGCATCTATGAGAACGGTGTCTTGAAGGCAGATCAGCCGCATGACGCTTCGAAGAACTTCGCGCTCACGCAGGTCTTTACCGCACTTATAAACGGGCATCCTATCTCTGACGAGGATATCGGTCAGAACATCCGCGCGCAGGCGGCCGGTATCCGTCTCATCGAGACTGGCTTCAAGAAGCTCTCTGACCTGAAGGAGGTCGCAGATGCTGAGACCGAGGCCAAGAACGGCGGGAAGAAGGGCAAGGAGCCTAACCGCGCGCTTTAATTCATTACTCTATGCAGAACAAATCATTAAGGCCAGATGCCGGTTCGCTCCTCGCAGCGTTCCTCATCGTGGCTCTCGTTCTCACGTCTCTCTTCTTCGCGTTCCGTAATCCGCAGGTAGCGGATGCCGGTAGCCTCGAAGGAGACTACGCGACGACGACCACTTCTTCGTTTGCTTCGTCCACAGCGACGACGCAGCTAAAGAATGCGCCGGGTGCGCTCGGTAATGTGGTCGTATCGAGTTCTTCTCCTGCGACGACATACGCTCAGTTCACGCTCTACGATGCTACTTCGACGATGGCGACTTCGAGCTCGCGCGTCATTGCGCGATTCAGTGCATCGAGCGTAGCCGCAGGTACATACATCTTCGATGCGGCAGCCGCATACGGCATCAAGCTCGAAGTTCCTGCCGGATACAACGGCAACGCGACGATTACCTGGCGATAATTCATCCATCTATGCAGACCAAAGACGACATCAAGACGTGCAAGAAGTGCAACGCGAAGGGCCATGTGAACGGCATTCCGTGTTCGAGCTGCTGCACGCATGAGGGACGCGGGACGACTGATCCTGAGGATACGGAGAAGCTCGTGTGCGGACAGGGGTGCGGTGCGAACGTGAAGCCGCAGAAGTAGCGGGGATATCCCTATTGACGGGATAGTGCGGTGCTACAATGAATTTACAATTAATAATCACTTATCCATGAAAGCATTCCATATCTTTCTGACGGTTCTCATCGCCTTCGTGGTCGCGACCGGCTCCGTGTTCGTCTTCGCTCCGGCGAATGACAGCGCGCAGACCGGCGCGTCCGCAGGCCCTGAGCACTACAACAAGCAGTTCTTCCTCGCTGGTCTCGTAGACAGCGGGAAGTACACCTCGGTTTCGACCACTTCTGCGACCTATACGCTTTCCGCGTATGAGCTCGACAGCAAGGTCATCGATATCGAGTCGGTGTCAACGAGCGCGGCACTTACGCTTTCGCTTCCGGCTACTTCAACCGGCGCGTATCCTAAGTTCCCGGGCACATTCGATTTCATTGTGAAGAATTCGCATACTGCCGCAGCTACGACGACTACGATCGCAGCCGGTACAGGTGTCGATCTTCAGGAGCCTGACGGACAGAACGTCGTGATCGGTATCAATAACTATGCGTACATCACATGTACGACCCTTGATACCAGCGATGTCGTGTGTGCGGTCGACGAGACTATCCCGGCTGATTAAGCCTGATAGTGTGGGTCTCACTATTCCCGGCCTTGGCTAAAGTGTCTTATAAACCTCTCACTGTATAGGCTAAGTGTATAAAAGACCTCTCACTGTATAGGAAAGTGATTCAACTATGGATGACGAAAAGAACGGCGGAGAAGACGACGTAATCGAGGACGACGATCTCGACCTTGATCTCGACGACGACGAGGATGCCGATCCAGACGACAAGGGCAAAGGGAAAGACGGCGAGGACGACGATAAGAAGTCCGAGACCCCCGAAGCCAAGAGTGCGCGACTTGCACGGATGCAGGACCGCCATGACAAGAAGCATGGCCTGGGCAAGTATTCCGAGGACCGCAAGTCTAAAGCTCCTTCCAAGGGTTCAAAGGACACCAAGTCCGGCGAGCTAGACCTTGCACAGAGGGCTTTCCTTAACTCGGAGGGCATCAAGGGCAAGTCGGAACATGCTCTCGTCCAGGAATGGATGAAGGACACCGGCAAGTCCCTCGATGCTGTCATCGAGAATCCCCGCTTCCAAGCGGAGTTAAAGGACTTCCGCGAAGGTGTCGCGACGAAAGAAGCGATGCCTAAGGGAACCCGCCGATCTTCTCAGACCTCGCGTGATTCAGTCGAGTACTGGGTCGCTAAGGGCGAACTTCCTCCGAACACCCCTGAGAACCAGGACCTGCGTCGGAAGGTCGTGAACGCGAAGATCGAGGCTAAGAGGGATAGGGATGTCTTCACGAAGACCCCTGTCGTCGGCGGATAACCTCGCGCCCCTCTGTGTTCGGTTAGGCTTGCTATATACAAGTAGCATTCCAGACAATGAACACTCTCGTATACGGCGAAGACTGGGCTGTAAAGCTCCAGGAACGCCTCGCAGAGAACAACAAGTGGAAGGAAGTGTGTAAGGTGGAGTACACCAACACCAAGGTCCTCCACAACCCGTATTCGACGGATGCGGCCGTGCAGAACGGTACGCGCGGGTCGGCCTACACTCATCAGGCCATCGTCATCACGGATGAGACTGTCGACATTACCGGGTTCAAGATACTCCCTCAGCTCATCGACCGCGCCGACCTCGCGCAGTCTGAGTATGTGAATCAGATGCAGCTCGCTGATTCGCAGGGTGTACTCCTGAACGAGGCCATTGAGACGGCCATGCTCGCAGAGCATGCTCAGTGGACCAACTTCGGTACTGCCGACATCGGCGGAGGCGGCTCGTCCACTTCGGCGATCACGGTCTCGGCTTCGAACATCGACGACATCATTCGCGGCATGAAGCGCGAGATTCGCGATGCGAACGGAGAGAACCTCGCAGGTCGCAACGGCATGTTCATCATGTGGCGCAACAGCGACTTCGAGCTCCTCGAAGCATACGTTCAGGCGAACGGCTTCAGCACCGCAGACGGCGCGCTGAAGGATGGAACCGGCCAGGGCTTCAAGTACATGGGCGTCGAGCACTATTCTTCCAACAAGCATGCCGCAGGGCACGTCTTCGGTGGAATCAAGAAGGTGTTCCACCTCGGTATCGTGAAGGCCACCTACGGTCAGGTCGTCATCGACCAGGAGCCTGCTACGGCAGGAGGTGCGGTGTCCGGTATCGGCATCGTCTCCCGCGTTGACTTCAAGTTCAAGGCATGGGCGAAGGTCGTCCCTGTTCTGTTCGACATCAACGTCGCGTAAGCGAGTCCAACTAACCCCCCTCACGGGGGTTAGTTTGGGGAAAGCACATTATGATTTCTCCGAACTAGCCCCTACAATACATTTATGTCTCTCGTCTTCTCCGATACAACGAATAAGGACGGAATTATCCAGGGCATCGAGCGCGAACTGTTTGGCGACGATGGCGACGGAAAGATTACCGGGAATACGATCCGTTTCAAGCGATTCACGGCAGACGTGAACCTCGCGCTCGCGAAGGCGTGGTCCATCATCCTGAAGGCAGACGGCCGATGGAACTGGGATGACAATAATCACGGCGACCATCCGATCATCCGCACTCCCCTTGTGTCTGGTCAGCGCGACTATACCTTCACGACTGACGGATCGGGCAATACCATCCTTCAGATATTCAAGCTGTTCGTAAAGCAGGAGAATGGCGGCGTCTATCAGGAGCTGAAGCCAGTCGACGTGCAGACGGCGCGTCCTTTCAGCCGGTCGAGCTTCACAGATGGGCTCGGGACCGTAGGCGTACCGCAGGAGTACGACAAGACGGGGAATGCTATCTTCTTCGATGTCATCCCTGACTATTCGGACGACGAAGGAATCATGGCGTATGTCTCGCGTGAAGGATTCTACTTCACGACCGCTGACACGACCCGCAAGCCAGGATTCGCAGGCGACTTCCATGAGTACCTTGTCGTCCGCGTCGCATACAAGTACGCGGCTCGCAACGGTATGCCGATCGCGACAGGTCTTCGCGATGAGATGCTTCGTCTCGAAAAGGAGATGGGAGATTTCTACGGCCGCCGTGAGAAGGATGTGAAGAACATCATGCAGCCTCGCATTACTCCTTTCAAATAGCCTATGACACAGCCCATCTTCAGCACACAGGCAAAGTCAGGAGCGACCGAGTTTCGATTCGAAACTCGGAACGTCGATCTGTCGGCGAACACTATCCGCATTCCGAAGAACTCCACGCTGATTACGGCGACTGCGATCACGCTCACGACGACCGGCACACTTCCGACCGGCCTCGCGCTCGCGACGACGTACTACGTCATCAAGGTCTCTGAGACTTCGATCAAGCTCGCGACGAGCGCGAACAATGCGAATGCGGGGACCGCGATCGATATTACCGGCCAGGGCGCGGGGGTTCACACTATCAATTCGTAGTATGGACAAGGACCAGATACAGCGTAAGCAAGATGCCGATATTAAGGCTCTCCAAAGCGAGCTTAGAAAGGTTAAGCGGCTTCTTGACAGGCAGATAAAGACCTTCACTCCTGTGGCTGGTACTCCGACCATAAACGGTCATATTCCGATGATCATAGAGGGAAAAGTTCATAAGGTAGCCACTGTCGCATAAACACTATGAAATTCCCATTAGAAGGATGGAAGGTAAGCCAGAAGTCCGACAAGGGCTTAGACCTCTTTGCGACGAAGAACATCAGCTTCGATAAGGAAGGATATGCGACGCTCTCGCCTCGCACGATCAATATGTTCGATACGACGGATGATGCGGACTTCGAGATTCCCTATGCTGCCTATTTCACGGCCTCAGGTTTGCAGAAGCTCATCACGAGCGACAACAATCCGTTCAGTATCGACATCAATGACGAGTCTCCTTCTGTATCGGAAGACGGGCTTGCGAACCAGCCTTCCCTTTCGCTCGATTCGTCGGCAGTCATGTTCAATAACAAGTGGACGGTTGCAGAGGCGGCCGATATCAATACCTATAACGGTTCAGCATGGACCGATGAGACGCCGGGTACTGCCCTCACGTCCGGCAAGAGGCATCCCCTCGCTGTGAATCGCGCGGCGAACACGCTCCTTGCCGGGAACGGGAACAAGGTCCAGCAGTACGACACGGCATTCAGCGTCTCGGGCCTCGCGCAGCTCACTATCCCTTCCGAGATGGAAGTCGTCGGGGTCGCATACAATCGCTCCCTCTGCGCAGTCATCACTTGGGACGTAGCGAACGGGCAGGCATGGATGTTCGTCTGGGATATGGCGACTTCCGCTGCAAACTATTCGTATCCGATGGGAAGCAACCGCGCTCACTTCGTTATCGGCTTCAAGGATACGTTCATCACGCTTACGGGTATCGGCGAACTCCTCGGCTGGGGCGAAGGCGGTCTAGAACACCTCGCGGCTCTCCCTGTGTTCTATACCTCCGCGATTCTCGCTGACGTGAATGATACGCTAGCGATCGCGCATGACACGTCAGTCGTCGTCGCTGGCGATACCGTTCTGTTCAATATCTCGACAGAGATAGCATCGGCGAATGAGGAACCAGCAAACTATCTTCAGTCTATGCCTAGCGGTGTATGGTGCTACGACCCTGATGTCGGTCTTTCGCATCGCATGGCCCTTTCGGGAGCGAAGATGGTATCGAAGTCGCTGTCTGAATCAGGAATCACGGCCGATGTCATCACAGTCTCCGCCACTGTGCCTGATACCGGCACTCCGGTCGTCTATTCGGCTATCACAGGAGGTATTTCGACGCTTACGGCAGAAGGTCTGTATTACACGATCAAGCTTTCGTCGACGACGTTCAAGCTTGCGTCGACCCGCGCGAATGCGCTCGCAGGGACCGCACTCACGCTGACGCCAGCAGGCGGAGGCGGCACGCTCGGATTCCGGTTCCTTCCTGAATCTGACTTCGGTCAGCTCATCATGAATTATGGCGGCATGCTTCAGGCGACTGGTCCTAACGGACTGACGAGTCTGTTTAGCGAATACGCTATGGGTGCAGGAGGTATCTATCCGCGCTCTGTCGCAGATGATGTCGACACGATGAACACCGACCTGAAGGTCAGCGAGAATCGTGGATGGATCATGACGCAAAAGATGTTCGCGCCTAAGATCACAGAGCTATGGATGAAGGTCTATGTGAAGGCTCGCGGATTGAAGACCGAGCATGACAAGGTAATCGTGAAGCACCGCGTTCGTGAGGACGTGAATATGCCTGTGTACGGCGTCGTAGATGCTACGAAGGCGACCTGGGTAGACGAGAACACATTCACGACGCTCGCGGACCTCTCAGCCGTAAAGACCGCGTTCGATGCTGGCCGGAAATACGAAGTCGAATTCGTGAAGGGCGCAGCTTCGGGATACCTCGCGCACATATCTGCGATCGAGCTTTCAGGAGGAACCTATACCGTCAGCATCGATGAAGACATCCGCAATATCGCGGCAGCCGATACGTCTTTCTACGTCATCAATAACTGGGAGCGTCTTACTCCGGCCGAGATCACTTCAGAGAGCGACAAGGACTATACCGAGTTCGAGATCGGTAAGCCTTCGAAGTGGATACAGTTGAAGATAGAGCTTCGGGGAAGGGGCATCGCGATCGAGGAGTACGAACTTATAAACACGCCTCACAAGGAAAATTAGGCAATCTTCATGCTAAATTTACAATATGGCTCCACTCTCTAAGCAGGTATACGCGGTCGGCGATAAGAAGATCAAGACGACCTCCCAGGCCGACGCTGAACGCCTGTATCAGAAAGATTTCGGACCTCTCCCCGCCCCTACCTCCTCTGTGGGTTCGACGACGCTGAACTCGAATAACCTGAAGGATTCGAAGCCCTTCAATATCACTCCTGCGGCTCCTCTCTCCGAAGCGGCCGGTCTTTCTGCGATGACTGAGACACGTTCGAAGTCCATCGCTGAAGATATCGCGGCCGGGACCTTCAATTCGAAGTCTCTCGGTACTCGCGCTGTAGAAGCTGAGCAGGGAAAGAACACTTCCCTTGCCGAATACCTGAAAGCGTCGACTGAGACGAAAGGAAAGACGCAGCTTGAAGACGAGGCGTATAGCGTGAAGGGAGGCGTGGATGAGACAGAGGGAGAACTGAAGGAGATCAATCAGCAGATTCTCGAAGAACAGAATTCGCGTCGCCGCAAGCTCGAAGCCTTAGAGAAGAACCCGGAAGGACGCCTTCGCGGGGCACTGAGCGATATCAAGGACAACATCGAGCGCGAGTCTATCGCCAAGGAAGCAGACCTCACGATTATCCAGCTCGGTCGTCTCGGAAAGTACGATAGCGCGAAAGCTGTCGCTGACCGTGCTGTCGCAGTACAGCTTGAAAAGGACAAGGCGAAGATCGATGCCCTTCGTGTGAACTATGAAGACAATAAGGACCTGTTCACGACCGCAGAGCAGCGTGCCTTCGAGACTGCACAGAACGAGCGCGAGGAGGAATTCAGTTCCCGCGAGAGCGAGCTGAAGACCGTCAAGGAATTTGCTCTGAAGGCTCTCGAACTCGGTGCGCCGATGTCTACCGTACAGAGCATGCTTTCAGCAACTTCTATCGACGATGCGCTTGCTCTCGGCGGTTCCTATGTCGCGCCCGCAGGCGCAGGATCGCCCGAGGACATGGCGTATGCCGCGCAGTACGCTTCGACCGGCCAGATTCCTACTGGCGTGAAGGGTGCGCAGTTCGGTCGCATCGCAGAACTCGCGAAGCAAATACCGAAGCCGAAGGGAACAATCGTCGATGCACAGACAGGCGTAAAGTCGACAACGGTCGGTCAGGCGGAGCAGTCCGACTTCGGCGCGCTTCAGAACATCATCGAGAACTCGAAGCGTCTGAAGGCACTCGATGCGCAGCGCAGTCAGGGTCTCGTCGGCGGTTCGCTGTCGAAGGTATTCGGCGGCGTGGTCGATGCTCTCGGAGGCGATAACACGGAGGCGGAGTACCTCACTGTGCGCAAGGCCATCATCGACGACATCGCTCGCATGCAGACAGGTGCTGCGCTTACGAAGGAGGAGCAGGACTTCTACAACGAGTACCTTCCTGGTCGCTTCTCGCAGGCATTCTTCCTCGGCGAACGTTCTTCTTCGAAGATCGACAACTTCATCAGCGTCATGAATGACCGCTTCAATACCCGCATGGGCGCATACGGTCTCTCGTCTTACGGATACAGCGAGGTCGTCGCTCCTGACGGGAATACCTACAAGGTCGGCGATACCATTCGCAATGCGAATGGCGTAAGCGGAACGGTTCTTCCTGACGGCACGGTCAGCGTTCCTGATGAGGAAGCTGCGGCCGGAGAAGTCAGTGTCAGCATCCCTGCGAAGTCTCGCCTCGCCTATGTGAACAATAATCCTGGAAATCTCCGCTTCGTCGGTCAACCAGGCGCGACGAAGGGGGAGGGAGGATTCGCGAAGTTCGAATCCCCTGAGGCGGGCGCGGCCGCGCTCTCCCGACAGGTCGCGCTAGATGTATCGCGCGGAAACACGCTCGATTCCTTTATCAATAAGTACGCTCCTCCTTCCGAGAACAATACGGCGCAGTACATCGCGCAGGCGCAGAAGGCTCTCGGTATCGCTCCGAGTACCAAGCTCACAAAGGAGCACGTCGCCGCGCTGACAAGGTTCATGGCGAAGAAGGAATCTAGCTCGACTATTGCATAACATTATGGCTATCCTCTCATTCAAGGAATTCACGGCAGGGAAGCCGCTTCAGAACTCACAGAAGGCTACGCCTGAGCAGCTTCGTCGCGAGATCGAAGGAGACACCTTCATGGAAGACGAGCCAGGCTTCCTCGATCGTGCGAACGAGATCATCACTCGTCGCGGCGCAAACGCAGCGCAGAAGGTAGACGGTGTGCAGGAAGAAGGAGAGACACCGGGCGGTCCCGTCCGCAAGGGCGCAGAAGCGGCCGCAGAGGTCGCGAGCGCGGTTCCTGAACTTGCGATGGCTGCACTCCCTGAGCCGGTTCGCAATGCGCTCTCTGCGCTCGGTTCGTTCTTCGGAAAGCAGGTGCAGGAGAAGGTAGTCGACCCCCTATCCCGCACTCCTGTGATCGAGAAGCTTGCTGAGAAGCCTGAGGGCGCACTTGAAGAAGTGCTCGGTACGACAGCAGCCGTGGGCGAAGTAGCTTCAGACGTTCTTTCTGTAGCTGCTCCTGCGAAGGCTGCGGATGCGCTCGCTGCAAAGGGCAAGAATGCTATCGTCGGTGCGGTAGACGATATCAAGGGTGCGTTGCCTAAGCCCGGCACAGCTCCTTCCGCTCCTGGCGCACTTGCCGATGTCATCACTCCTATCGATGCTCCTACGATGTCAGTGCTGAACCCGACGAAGCTCATCCCGAAGGACAAGCTGAAGAACGTACCGATCGAGAGTATCCGCGCAGCCGCAGTCGACAAGACTGCAAAGCTCGACGACTACGTGAAGGTTGCGAAGACCGCAGCCGTCGATTACAGCAAGCCTACCCCTCTTGTGAAAGCAGGCGAGCGAGGCAGCGAGGCTCTGAATGTCATCAAGAACAAGATGACCAAGCAAGCACAGTTGAAGAACGAGGCACTCGGCGCGGTTGGCGATAAGACCGTGAAGAACGTCGCAGCCGTCCGCGCGGAGATGCGCGACCTTTTCCGCGAGCGTGTCGGCGTGAACCTCGTCAAGAAGGACGGAAAGCTCGTCATCGAGAACGCGCCCGGCCGCCAGTCGAAGGTCGCCTTCGACCCCGCAGACAATAAGATGATGGCGGATGCGTATCGCACGCTCGCGAAGCTCGGCAAGTCTCCTACGGTTCGTCAGGTCGACGATACGGTTGATGCTCTTCAGGACATCCTCTACAAGCGCAAGACGCTGACTGCGGTTCCTGTGAATGGTCAGGTCGAGGCGGTACTGAAGCAGATGACCGGCAAGCTGAACAATGCCGTGAAGAAGATAGGCGGCGAGCAGTATACGAAGGCGAACGCGAAGTATGCGTACTACGTCGATACCTTCGACAAGCTGAACAAGGCACTCGGTCAGGAGGGCGTGCGCGGCGGTACGCTCATGAAGGCTCTGTTCAGTCCTTCAGGCGAAGCCCCTCGCCGTCTCTTTGCCGACATCAAGAAGCTGACCGGCATCGACCTCGTAGAGGAAGCGACGCTCGCGAAGTTCGCCATGGAATCCATCGGCGACGCGCGTCAGGCTTCGCTCCTCGAAGAAGTCATCCGCACGGGGTCCATCACTCCTATGGGATTCGTAGGAAAGGCAGTCGACAAGCTTCTCGACAAGGCGAAAGACCCGATCGGGAAGGCCAAGAGGATTATCAACGAGGAACCTAAGCCCTAAGCTTTTTAGGCTGTAAGGCGAGGTACACTATGACAGGCACTATGACGATCAGCGCGACAGGGAAGAATACCAGTCCGAGGACCAGGAATGCCCCGTCTGTGAACGATAATCGTGGTCGGTTCATATAATCCCTATACCATACCTATGAAGAAACCGCAAGACCGATACAATGCAATGCTCGAAGCAATGTTCGAGGGTCTTGCGACGTATGAGGACGTGAAGGAACTCGTCGATGCTTTCACAGAGATGGTCCGTGATACGAAGAAGGCACTTTCGAACAGTCAGAGCGAGCATGTCGAAGCGACGCGCGGCGCACTGAACGATCTTCTGACGCGCCTGAAGGCCGCTGAGAAGTCGCTTGATACGAAGGCGAAGGGTTCCGAGGCCGCTACCAAGAAGGAGCTTACTCGGGTCGTCGACACCGTAAAGAAGGACCTGCGCCGCCTGCGCGGGATGATTCCTAAGATGCCGAAGGAGTTCGATGCGACAGAGCTTCATGAAAAGCTCGAAGCACTTGAAGGCCGCATGACCGCGCCTGAGATGGCCGAGGAAATCCGCAATAAGCTCGAACTCCTCGAAGGGGATGAGCGTCTTGATGTGTCCGCGATTCGCGGACTCGAAGAACTCATCAATAAGGCGAAGTCAGAAGGCAAGACCGTATCCGTGGGCGGAGGCCCGCGCGGTCTCTATGTCTTTATCGATGGCGTGAAGAAAGGGCTCATTCAGTCCTTGAACTTCGCCGCAGGTTCGGGCATGTCGATCGCGTTCTCCTATGTGAACGGACAGCCGACCATGAGCTTCGAAGCTACCGGAAGCGGAACGACAGTCGAGACTCCTCCTGAATCGCCCGATGCCGTGAACACGGTCTTCACTGTGTCCGCGCAGCCGAAGTGGGTCGTAGCGGACGGTACGACATACTTCGAAGGACAGGGATACTCGTATGCTGCCCTTCAAATTACTATGGATATCCCACCGAGCGCGACTATCCGCGTGATACTCTAATCATATGAAGAATTACATCCTTGGGTTCATCACGTTCCTCGCATTCGCTCCACTTCCAGCGTTCGCAGCCGCGACGACCTGGGATTACGCAGGAGGAATCCTTCAGCCGCTTCAGTCTCAGTGGGGCGCGCAGATCAAGGGAAGCTATTTCACAGGAACGTCTTCGACCGCGACCTCGACCTTCCCGAAGCTCTCTGTGTCTACCGCACTCGATCTATTCGGGAATTTCTATAATTCGCTTGCGACTCTCCAGTCCGGTATCAATTACTGGACGAATACGGGAAGCGACCTCGTGTACACGGGAGGCGGTGTCGGTATCGGCACGACGACGCCAAGCGCGAACCTGAATATCACAGATAATAATATCGGCACTACAGTCTCTAAGAATGACGGTCTCGTACTCGATAACAGCACCGCAGCAGCCTCAGGCTTGCAGCAGGTGTCTCCGGGCGTCTCATGGGAAGGGAAGGGCTGGGCAACTACGCCACTCGCTTCTGTACCTGTTGCTATCAAAGCCTACGTCCTTCCAGTACAGGGCTCGACCGCACCGACCGGCACATGGACCCTCGCAAGCTCCGTTGCAGGCGCGGCGTTCTCGAACATGCTCACTATTACGAGTGCCGGTGCAGCAGCGTTCATAGGTACTATATCGAGCGCGTCCGATATATGGACCACTGGTTCCGGCGACGACCTCTGGCTCGGTACAGGAACGCAGGCATCTGCAAACTTTCAGGCTTACGCTACCGGACTCACGCGTATCGATGCTGACAGCATCGCCATGGAATTCGGAGAGTCGCAGAACGCCGCTATACAGTGGAACGGCTCCGCGCTCATCGCTACCACCTCGTCCGGCAACATCTCGCTTCAGCCAGCGGGGAGCGTTGTCGTAGGAAGTCTCACAGGACTTATCAAGGGAACGTCAGGCGTCCTATCGGCGGCTACGGCAGGAAGCGATTATGAGAATCCTCTGACATTCTCGTCCCCTCTTTCTCGTTCTGTGAACACTGTCAGCATCACGGCTGACGGCATAACTGACACGCAGCTTGCATTCAATACCGGACAGAATCTCACGACCGCATCTTCTCCGACATTCGCCGGACTGACTGTAAGCGGTCTCTCTGGCTGTCTGAACGCAACCGCTGGCGTGATCTCATCGACAGGTGTCGCTTGCGGCTCCGGTTCAGGCGGCATCACGTCTCTGAACGGATTGACGGGCAGCTCTCAGACATTCGCGACTTCAACTTCAGGCGGTCTTTCTCAAACAATCACTTCATCCGGCACGGCTCATACCTGGACGCTCGGTCCCGCAGCCGGATACGTCATTCCTCTGATCGCAAGCACGACTGAATGGGCGGCAGCATATGCCTCGACGACCGCACTCACGCCTACCTACATCCGTGGACTATTCAGCGAGACGATTACCGGAATCGATTATTCGGCTGGCGTGTTCTCTATCACGTCCGGCTACGGCATCCCGACGACCGCAAAGCAGACCGAATGGGATACGGCATATTCGAACCGCATCACATCTGCAAACTCTCCCCTCTCGATTGCAAGCAATGCAATCAGCATTGCAAACGCCGTAGCTGACGGCAGCACGAAGGGCGCAGCATCATTCACGGCTGCGGACTTCGACGCATCCTCAGGAAATATCTCTCTCGACTATACGAATGGTCAGAAGGCCAGCGGTTCGCTTTCGGGCTTCCTTTCTTCGGCTGACTGGACGATCTTCAACAATAAGGTTTCAAGCTCGTCTCTCTCATGGACCGATACCGGGCGCATCGACGGAACCTACACATCCGGCACGGGAGTCTTCACGGCCGATATCGTAGCAGATTCCATCACTGACACGCAGCTCGCCTTCAACACCGGGCAGAACCTGACGACCGCATCGAACCCTACATTCGCTGCGCTCACGGTCGCGACGCTTGATACCGGCCAAGGAGCAAACGAGCTTTATGACATGGACCAGAACGTGCTTCAGGCATCGACACCGACCTTCGCCGGTCTGACACTCACGCCTCTCACGTCCGCGCTTCTTATAACGGACGGCAGCGGTGTCCTTGCTGAATACACCGGCACATCCTGTACGAATCAGTTCGTGCGGTCTATCTCTGCCCTGGGCGTCGCGACGTGCGCGACGGTCGCGAACACCGACCTTGCGAACTCTACTGTCTCTTATGGCGGCGTATCGCTCTCCCTCGGAGGCACGGATGCGACCCCTGCCTTCAACCTTGTGGATGCGACCGGGCTTCCGATCATCGCGGGCACGACCGGCACGCTCTCTGTAGCGCGCGGCGGCACGGGCCTGACGACCTTCGGCGGCACGAATCACATGCTCTACACGACAGCAGCCGATACGCTCGCAAGCGAAGCTGCATTCCTCTATGACCCCTCGATCAACAAGCTGACAGTAGACCTTGCCTCGACGACAGCGGTATCCGGTACTGATACATTCTGGTCCGGCATCGGACGCTTCGCTCGCGCTGTGGTCTCCGGCATCTCCGCCTCCTTCACTCCTTCTATCGAAGGCGAGATCGGTATCGACACGACCTCGAACCAGTTCAAATTCTTCTCAGGCAGCGCGACCCGCGTGCTCTCTCCGACAATCGAATCGTCCTTCTCATATGCGACTTCAACTGCCTGGACAGCGACGACAACCATCGCGCTCGGCCCGGCCGGTTCCGCGCAGACCTGGGTAAGCGCATCCTGCTTCACTGACACAGGTACGCTGAATGTATCCTTCTATGACGGAACGAACCGCATGAACCTGTTCAACGCTTCGACGACCGTGGGCACGGTCCCTCTGACGACCAATAACACCTTCACAGCGAACGAGAAGCGGTATGTCGATATCGGCACACCAGCATCCTCGCCTACCAAGATTTCCTGCACCGTGCGCAGGACCACTGACGCCGACTAGCCCTATGAAAATACGGAAAGCATTCGCCGGGATCGCAACTGCCGCAGCACTCGTCGGCGGAGGTTCTGTCGCTGCGGACTCTGCTGTGAATCCCTACACTGATGAAGGTGCAGAATTCACGATCACTCAGGACGCATCGCTCCCGGGTGCTGGCGTGCTCGAAGTCGGCCTTGATAAGACAGAGCCTGCTATCACGCTCTCGAAGTGGGAGGGTGCAGCCGAGTTCACGGTCATACCAGAAGGCGAATACGGCCGTGGCTCCCGCGCGTTCCTAACAGAGCGCATGGAATGGAAGGGAGAGGACCAGGAAGTGCATGCATACCCGCTCGAAGCGAAGGCTGGTATGGAGGACGGAGGATTCGAGATCGAAATCTTCTTGAAGGAGAAGCCTGATACCAATCGATTCGACTTCGCTATAGAGGGAGCAGAGGAACTCGACTTCTTCTATCAGCCAGCACTTACACCTGAGGAAATCGAGCTAGGGAATGTTCGTGCAGAGAATGTCATAGGCTCCTATGCGGTCTACCACAAAGAGAAAGAGGGTCAGATAGAAGGAAGCATCAATTACGGGACCGGCAAGGCGTATCATATCTTCCGACCGAAGGCGATCGACGCAAAGGGCAATGAGATATGGGCTCAGCTCAGCTACGAGAATGGCTCGCTTTCGGTCGAAGTTCCTCAGGCATTCCTCGACACGGCAGCCTATCCCGTGCGCGTGGACCCGACGATCGGCTATACGAGCCAGGGCGCATCTGATGAAGTAATCTGCTCAGGAGTTGCGGACTACCAAAAGGCACATAAGGCATCGGGACTCGCGGGCGGTACGCTCACGAAGATATCTAATTACTTAAAGGGCACTGACAAGTTCACTAGCAAGGTTTGGAATAGCAACGGTGGCGGGACCCTACCTGTGAATACGAGTCCTCCGCATACGGGGGCACTCACAAACATCGGTAGCGGGTCCTATACTCTGCAAGAGACAAGCCTGACATACGTGTTCGTAGGTGCTGTGCAATGGGTCGGTGTTCAGGGTTGGGAACAGACTGGTTCTGGACCGTCTTACATTGCATATGACACTGGCGGAGTCGCGGGAGAGACGAGCTGGGATAACGACATCGGAGTGTGGCAGACAGGCGACACGAAAAGGTATTCTGTATACGGAACCTATACGGCCGCTTCCGTTTCGTCATCCATTACTTCTGACACGGTATTCTTCGATTAATCATGGCTACACACGAACCTCTGACCTTGTGGGCGATCCTGAAGAACTCCTCGTATATAGGAGCGGTCTTTCTAGGCATATCGCTCGATAACTTCAGCATCCTCGCTGTGTTCATGCTCGCCGATACCATCCTCGGCATCACACGCGTCGCTGTCGTGCATGGCGGCCGCGCCATAAAGTCATATCGTCTCGTGTCGGGCCTCGTATCGAAGATGAGCATCCTCTTGATTCCGCTCGTGATCGCGCACACCGGCAAAGGTATCGGTCTCGATCTGCATTACATCGCGACTGCCGCGCTCTCTATCCTTATCCTCTCGCATGCGTACAGCATTCTCGGGAACATCCATTCTATATACCTGAAGCGCGACGTGTACGAGTTCGATGCAGTCTCTTGGGCTCTGACCCGCATACAGCTCGGCATCGAGCGTATTCTGAAGCAGGGCGCGCCAAGCAAGGAGTTCTATACTCCTGAGACTAATCGCGATCAGGTCGGCGATTCTCCTACCGTTATCCATAACGAGACAAAGGTATGATTCAGCACTATGGTCTTCAGGTAAAGCCTGCGCAGCCGGATCACTGGAAGATGGGCGAAGGGAAAGCGTCGCGTCGCTTCGGCGCAGGCGATTTAAAGCCGGACGGCGACTGGTCGGACTTCGACCCGAAGAAAGAGCTTCAGCGCAGGAACGGATTCGAGACGATGAACTGCTCGAATTTCGGCACAAGCAACGCACTCCTCGCGCTCGCCAAGTTCCTGAAGTTCGACGACTTCGTGAAGAACAGCTCCGAGCGATATACCGGCGTCATGACCGGCACGACTCCGAGCGGCAATGATCCGCACGATGTCATCGAGATCATTCGCACGGTCTCGGGTCTCATCGAGGAAGATAACCTTCCATGGAAGGAGGAGGATACGTGGAGCGAATACTACGCTCCGAAGCCGATGGACCAGGAGCGCATGAATCTCGGCGAAAGCCTCCTCAGGAAATTCGTCATCGGCCAGGAATGGGTCATCACGCCCGGTTCAGGACTTACCCCGACACAGAAGGGGGAGCGGCTTCAGGCGGCTCTCAGGCGCGGTACAGTGGCCGTCTCTGTGCGTGCCTGGGAAAAGACCGGCAACGTCTACACGAAGCAGCCAGGAGCGCAGGATACGCACTGGGTATGGCTCCCTCGCTACGACAAGGACGGCTATCCGCGCATCCGCGATCAGTACGATCCTTTCGACAAGAAGCTCGCGCAGGACTATGACTTTGGCTTCGCCAAGGTCTACTTCCTGAAGCGCAACGAATCAGGTCTCGCGCCTTCGCAGCAGGACTATCTCTCTCGTCTCATCAAGTGGGCGACCGATGCGATCAAGAAGCTGACCGACGCGCTCCTGAAGACGAACACGCCGGTCCCCGTCATCGAGGCTCCTCCTGTGGCCCCGCCATCGATGCCGACTCCTGTTATCCCTAATCCTCCCGCGCCTATGCCTAGTAATCGTGAAAAGCTCTATGCGAAAGCAAAGTCCCTTCTCGGGACCTCGCAGGTCGACAAGTCCGTGCCGATATCCCTCGGCTGCGCGTCGGCCCTGAATAACGTCTACACGGCATGCTTCGGTCGGCCGATAGGCGGAGGCGCATCGACGGCCGAGATGTTCAAGGTCCTGAAGTCCTCGCCTGATCGATTCACGGAGATCGCGGAGAAGGATGTGCTTCCGGGCGATATCGTTATGAACGCGTCCGGTACATCGACCAAGGGGAACGCCAACGGGCATGTCGGCATCCGTGGCTTCACGGAAACCATGTCGAATAATAGCGAGAACGGCAAGTGGTCCGCGCACTATACGAACGCCGCATGGAAAGCCTTCTTCGAGGTACAGCGCGGCTTCAAGACTCGCTATTTCCGCGTCCGTGGATAATCCCTAGACCCACTTATTCCTTACGATATACTGTACCTATGAACAATTCACGACTTGCAGGATGGGCGGCGTCATCGAATCCTCTAACCCCGGATGAGGTGTCGAACCGCATCAAGGGCGTCGTATTCGCTGCTTCTGCGATCATCATCTTCGCAGCATCACGAGTCTTCAATATCATCCTTACTCCGACAGATGTGGTCGCGCTCGGCACCCAGCTCGGTACTCTCGGAGGTCTCATGTGGACGCTCTATGGCGCAGGTCTCGCGTTCGTTCGCTGGGTAGCGACGAAGCGCGGATACTAAGCCTATATTTGCAATCCTTCTATCGTTCCTGTTTGTCGCTCCGCAGGAACCACAGAAGACCCCGTATGTCGCGCCGGTCGTAATGGCCGCAGAGATACCGGAGGTCGACCGTGCAGAAGTCGTCGCAGATGTCATCTACGAGATTGAAGGCAGATGCGATTCCCTTCACGGAGATTCAGGAGAATACGGCTGCTTTCAGTATCAGTACGGTACATGGAAAGCGTATTCGAATGAGATCGCCGGAACGGTACTCCCGCAGACACAGGAGAATGAACGGCTGATAACGGAGGGCATGATACAGAAATGGCTCGATGAGGGTATCAGCGAGCGCGGTATCTTCCTGACGTGGAACCAAGGGTCGCCGACAGGATGGGGACCCGGGACGAAGGACTGCTATAGCGGCGTGAACAGCTCGGGCGTGCGGTACGATTCCTGCGACTATGCAGCGAGAGCCTTAGAGCTTCTTGAAGAAAAGCAAAACCGCCCCGGTCTGTAGGAGGGCGGTTTATGCTATACTCTTGGTAAGTGGCTTCTCCTGGCGGGGAGGCTATTTCTTTTGTACGGTCTTCGGATACGAGATAGTCCCGTCGAAATCGTCTATGCTGATTCGTTCAAGGTCCTCGCTCGAACCCTCAAACTCCGAGATCGTTGCGGCACTTGTGGCGGCACGACCGGATGCCTTCTCGAAATTAGACTTCGCTTCCGGCAAATCCTTGCCTGCGCCCCAGTAGTTATTCTGTCGGACGATAACCAGTGTTTCCATTTTCAATGAACAGACCCGCTCGGGCATTACTCTCCCTCGCGCCTGCTTTGAGTATAGCAAATTTCTTGACTTTTGTCGAACTAGATGTATAGAAAATGTGTCAAGTTTTTGCTCTACGGACAAGTATCTTGCTCGACTATCCACAGGATAATCCGTGATTACGCCATAAACAGAAAGCACCGTAGAAGACGACGGTGCTTTCTGCATACCACGGACCTATGGCTGCCCGCAGTTGAAGTATAACAGTGCATAACCCCGCTTGTGAACAGAGCGAGAAGTATAATGCAAGAGGAGTGAGGAGAAATGAAATGTACCAATGCCCGCGCTGCGGAACACCGTCGTCTGATCGTGAATGCTCCTGCGGGACGCGCACGATTTCTATTCAACCGAGACTTCCGATGGCTCTGCCTATCGAGGAACGGACACAGCGTTCGCTCCCGTTGGCGGAACAGCCGCACGAAGCACAATTCATTTAAGAGGGGAGGTGGTCTTTAGTCTACCCGCGCCGAACATACCTGGCGCGGGTTCTTTTTATACAGCCTTCTGCGGCGGCATTCCCATTGCTGCGGCATACTTCTCGCAGCCAGGCAGGAAACTATGGCCGTCTCCGGCGTTTCTTACATCAGGACATCCGTCAGGATGAAAGCGACGGAATTCCCAATCTTTCCATCCCCCGTACTTGATGCGCGTCTGTAAGCATGAGCCGATGAAATGACCGACTGCGCTCGGGATATCCTTCGCGGCGAACGTGCTACTGAATGTAGCGTCCGTACCGCAGTCCCAAGAATTCTCTCCCTTGCCTTCGTGCGGTACACCTTCAGGAACCTCGATCGTACAGCGACGAATGGTCTTAGTGAACCCTCGTTTGCGGGTCCATGAATCGTCTGTCAGCGTGGCTGTTCCCGTGTATAGTCTCTCGGGCATCGGTATCGTGATAGGTCGAGATTCGACGACGATACTTGAATACTTGTGTTTCCCTAGAAAGAAGTCTGCAAAGTTGAAAGACCCACGTCGCCATTTAGAATCCTTCGAAGACCACACATCTTCGTCTATCCATACGTTCCACCATAGAGAGCCGCCGAAGAAGCTGATGCCGATCTTCCTTCGTTCGCCGTGTGGAAGGATGCCCCCGAGTTTCAGCCAGAAGCTAAAGATATACGGGATACCAATGAACAGCGTTAGGCTCCGGCTCCCGCGACGAAGGTCGATACCAGCGTGTCTTCCAAATAGATAGAAGTCATACGAGATGCACACCTTCGGTCCGAAATAGAACCATCTGCGCCAGTACAGACCATGCCGCTCTTTCTCAAACGAACCATGCGTCCAAAAGAATCGTTCTCGGCTCATAGGGCAATCAGTTTATTCTCGATGAGATAGATGAGTAATTTAGCGCGGTTCGCCGCCTCGTCCTTGAACTCAGCGATGCCGACGAGATGCTTTACCATCTTATCGTTCATCAGCTTCCCACCCATCTGCTTTTCAGCTTTGATGAGGAAGGGGCCGAGCTCGGGCGCGGTATAGGCCGCGAGCCAGGTATCGCGGGGAGGCGTTGTGCGGGGAATCTCATAATCAGACTGCATCGTCTGGTCCCACACTTCGCCATTGACTAGCTGGAAGTAGGTATCCTGCGGGAAGCCGAGAGCCTTCAGCTTTCGTGCGACCGGCTCCGATACTGTGAATCCTTTCATCATGATAGTTCTCTTACTACGGTCTCGATCTCCTCCTGTGTTCGGGAGATCGCTTCTAATGTGTCGGTGTTCTTCTCGCGCTTGATCGAGCAACGCTTCACGATATAGGTCTCGAACATGGTCAGGTCCTGATGAAGCTGTACCAGGTCGTCCTTACCCATATAGACGAACTCCTGCGGCGCGTCGAGTTCCGTGCGGACCCGTATCGGCTCTGTGATGAATCGATACATATGATTCCGCAGGTTCCGAGCCTTCGCCCTCGAATCGAGCGAATCCGGGTCCTGAAAGTACCGAGCAAGCATGAAGTCCTCGAATGCCTGTGCGAATGCTTCAGGCGGCATGTCCTGCATGCCCTCGCCGGTTTCGAATTGAATCTTCAGATGGCTCATACGTTATTGTTCATTCGCTTCTGCTTGTTCATGAGCCTGCGATGCGGGACACATACGTTGAACAGTCTTCCTTCCGATGATTCGACGACCGTCGCTTTCTCTCCGCAGGGCGTGTACTCACACATCTTCGGATTTCGTTCCCTTTCCATGAGACGAGCGCATGTCTTGCAGTCGCCCTTATTCGTCGTGCCGGTATCATCATCAAGGAGGTCATTGCTTGCAATCCATAGCCATCGCCTGCAAAGGCTGCGACCTTCCCTTATATAGTGGTACTTGCTTCCAAGACCGGATGCCCATCCTTCAGTCCTCATATGCCGGTCTCTCTGAATACCTTGTCCATCTCGACGACCTTCGGATGCATCTCAAACGCCTTTTCATTGATGCCTTCGAGGTGCAGTCCTTCGAGCGTGCGAACGCGGCTGATGGCTACATACCCCTGACCGCACTCAAACGCCCGTGAGAGGTCCACAGAGGCTGCGTCGAGGCTCATTCCCTGGCTCTTGTGAACCGTGATAGCCCAGGCCAAGCGAAGGGGAATCTGACGGATGTGAGCGACGCTGCGGCCATGCTCCTCGATCTTCCATTCCGCCATCTCAGGAACGATACGGCGACCGTCCTTCGTCTCGACGACAGGGTAGCCGTAGCCATTGAATGCGACGACGTGGCCGATCGTGCCGTTCACATATCCCTCCTCGAAGTTATTGCGGACGAACATGACCGTCGCGCCGACCTTCAGCATCAGGGTCTCCGGTGCAAGGCAGCTACTCTTTAGCCGCTCGACCAGGAAGGGAACGCCGCCCGATTCCATACGGAAGGAATGTGCCTCGCCCTCGATACGTCCTAGCTCGACATCATTCACGCGGTCTACGTCCACGTTATGCGTGAACAGGCACGTCTCAGGCTGGTCCTCTGGCTCTTTGATAGCCGCAGCGAGCCGTGCCTTATGCGCCTCTGTGATCGTCCCGGCACGCATCGAGGAGAGGATGTCGAGGAACTCCCCGTCGCTCTGCCTGTGCTGTTCTGTGAGATAGCAAACTTGCGGCGCAGCCGATTTCCATGAATCGGATTCGAACGCGAAGCGCATCTCTCCCTCCTTTACCACAGGGGGTAGCTGGAAGAAGTCGCCGACGAATATGACCTGCATACCGCCGAACGGGAGCGGACTCTGACGGACCTCCTGAAGGACATAATCGAGGTTGTCGATGAACGTCGCGTCGAGCATGGATATCTCGTCGATGATGAGGACGCGAGGCGAGCATATCCGGCGCATCGTGAACTCGTTCGACTGAAGCGTCGCGATAGCGTTCTCGCTGATCTTGCGCTTGATTCCCATACCGGCCCACGAATGAATCGTGGTCCCTCCGATGTGCGTAGCAGCGATGCCGGTCGATGCTGTGATGGCGTACTGCTTACCCTGCATGCGCATCCACTCGACGAATCGATTGACGGTATGCGTCTTGCCTGCGCCTGGCTCTCCCGTCAGGAAGACGTTCACGCCGGACTTCAGTATCTCTAGTGCGCGGTCTTGGGTCATAGATTGATTCCGTGATTCCTGTTCAAGAAAGGATCGTCGTACTCGGGCGCGGCGGCCATGGCCTCGCACACATGCTCGATAAGTTCCGAATCAATGGGCGTCTCATTCTCAGCGTACTCCTCGTATGCGGTAGCGAACTGCATCGCAAGCGGAATCTTTCCGAGAATGCCCATCACCTTCATCGGCACATCGAGCGACGATTCCCCGGCATCTATCTCCTCGCGAAGGCGTTCGATGTGGTCGGCGTTGTTCATACAGGCTCTCCGTTTACGCGAGCATCTTCTGCGAAGAAGACCTTCGAGATGACATAGCGGGGATTGTAAAGTGCGTCTCCATGCTTGAACCAAAGCATCACATCGCCGGTATCGACTTCCTCGATAGGCTTCCCCGGTTCGAAGACGACGAGATGCGTCCCTTTCCGAGTATCGATCAGGAGCTGGAATATCTTCTTCATACGTTCGGAGCTACCTCGTAATGATCGCCGACTAGTACCACTTCCGTGTTCCGGCCGAGATGTACCGCGTCGCCACGCGGCGTGATGATGAGCGAATACATGCCGTCGCAATGGCGGAAGGTACACATCTGCTTGCTGCCTCCCTTCTTCGGCTCGACGACCGTCAGGAGAATCTTCGAGCCCTTTGGTATCTCGTAGAGTTTCATAGTGTGTTTGCTGCTTCCTGGAAGCGATCGGCAAGGACCATTAATTCATCGGCACGCTTGCAGATATAACGCTCGATCTCCTCCCGCATCGACGGCGGAATGTTCTTCGGAAAGACCTGCTGCAACATGACTTGGCGCATACCCGTTATTGCGCTGACTGCCTGTTCGAGGTCGGTCTTAGAAAGGTTCGGCATATCTCTAGCGGACCTCCGCGTCTATCTGCACATCGTAATGATCGCACTGTGCCTTCTGTGTCGGCGTGAGGTAGAAAAGCGGATACTGCTTCGCATACTTGGCCCACGTCTCGCACTCGATCTCCGCGCTCTTCTCGATCGAATAGCCCATGGCGACCGAGATGACAGCGAACAAGCCCACTATTGTTAATACTGCGAGAACCGTCTGAACGAATGTGTTTGTTTGCATATAAGTAATATACTCCCTCTAGGTACGGATGCAATAATCTAGGTGTGGATAACCTGAGGGGCGAATATAGCCTATACTTCTTGTATGAATCCCCGCTTCATATTCCTCGATACTGAGACGACCGGCATCGAAAAGTGCCGCATGATCGAACTCGGATATCGCGCAGTCGGCGGCGAGCCAGTCTCCCTGCGCGTAAAACCTCCTGTGCCTATCACTATCGGCGCGATGGCCGTGAACCATATCACAGAGAAAATGGTCGCGAAGCTGAAGCCGTTCAATAAGCGGCCGGACTATAAGGCCATAAAGGAGGAGCTGGAAGCCGGTATCATCATCGCGCACAATGCGCCGTTCGACCTCGGAGTCCTCGACCGCGAGGGAATCGATATCGTCGACTATATCGATACGAAGGAGATGGCGAAGAAGATGTATCCTCGCGCCGAGAAGCATTCGCTTCAGTACCTCCGCTACTTCCTCGAACTAGAGATCGAAGGCGAGGCGCATTCTGCAGAAGGCGACATCGCCGTCCTTGAAGCCGTCTTTATGAAGATGATCGAGCATGGCGCAAGCCCTGACGCCTTTATCCGAAATCGATAACGTCGGTCGCGATCTCGATGGCGCGAGCATCGGTCAGCGATTTCCGCTCCGACTTCATCTCCTCTAGGACCCACCGCTGTATATCGATGATAGCGATGAACTTCGGATAACGGACCGCCACAAAGGAGAGGCTGCGGGCCATGCCGAAAAGGTCGAAGGGAAGCTTCTGATACCCGCCATCGGGAATCTTGAAGACGAGGCCCGTGCCGTGAACCGCCATGAGCGCATCGCGCTGATGGACTTCGAGCGCAGAGAAGGGAAGGCTATTCTTCCCCCGCGTGTGCTTCACTTCGACCGCGACCGAATGATGCTTCTTCAGGAAGTTCCTCATCCATGCGGCTACTGCCTTGTGCTGTGTCGCTTCTTGTTTGTTCATAGGAACCATTTATAGTATTCGTATTTTTCCGAATCAAGAATCACGAGGATAGGCAGGCCGTTTTTGATGCGCCACCAATTCATAAACATGCGCCCGGTCCTACCGTTGCCGTCTGCAAACGGATGAATCTTTTCGTAATCAATATGAAGTCGTTTTGAACGCGCCTCCTTACCGTCTGTGATGTTTTTCGGAATATTCATCGCTTCGCACCATTCTTCTACGGCTTCAGGGACCAAGACATGATTCAGGCCGAAACTGCGGCCAATACTGACCTCGTATTTTCGGAAGTATCCCTTCTCGTTCGGATACAAACCATGCTGATTCAGCATAAGTATCTTATGTGTTTCTAATACAACACTTAATTTCATCTCTTTTTCAGTCTTCAGATATTCCCAAGCAAGAACTGCTTGCTTTAGTGAATCGTCGTCATATACACCTTCAATAGCGTTTGATTCAGATAAGAAAAGTAGCTCGTCTTTCATAATTACCAAGGTAAGTCTTCAGGATTAATGGTCGGCTCTTCGACTGCTACCGATATCGCAATTCGCTCCTTCTTCATCGCGATGCCGTGCAGGACGTTCTCGCTGCCGGTCGCCCATTCGAGATTCAAAAGGATATTGTTCGAGCGGTTGCAGTCCTTGTGATTCACGATCTCCTTTCCTTCAGGGTTCTCGATGAAGGCGATTGCGACGAGACGATGAACATAGAACTTTTGCCGCTCTCCATCCCGACGCAGGAACACGAAGACGTATCCTGAAAGGTTCGACATCGGCCGCAGCACCTTCGCTTCGATCGGCCGCGTGCGCCCTGCGGGAGCTTTCACTATGCGCTCTAGGCTGCGCACCTCGCCATGATTCGAGACCTGATAATGGCCTTCGAAGCCCGGTATATCACGCCATTCCTCTGTCATGTCGTATCGTCATACGAAGCACACCAGCGAAGAACTGCATGCGGATTATTTCTTCCACATCTTCAGGAATCATGGGATTTCCTGGAACATAGGTATAGGGCACTATTAGCTCTTTGCCGTTGTTCAGTTTTAGACGAAAAACGAAGTGATCGCCTTGATCCCATCCTTCAGCCTCGATTTTTCCATTTACGTCCCTAGCGAGGAATAAGAATCTATCAGGAGTACGATTAGGAATCTTGTTCATATATTTTACTTATCGTATAAAGCTTCGTTAAAGTCGCGGCCGCTCATGATGGTCTCGAACCAGCGACGGTCGACGCTCTCCTTATGGTCTGCGATGAGATGGATATACAGGTTGTGCTTGATCGCATCGTATCGCTGCGGCCGTCCCTGGCCCTGGATATAGTCGATGCTCTTATTCGAGAGGGAGGCGAATATCACGACCGGGCAGGTCTTGAATTCCCATTCCGACGACACGGAAGACTGCGCAATGATGTATGCGCTCTCGGCCGCTTCTGCCGCCGTCTCGACTGCCTTCCGGTCCTTCGTCTTGCCGGTCATCTTGAAGACCAGCTTCCCTTCCTTCTCTAGCGCAGCGGCAATGATATCTACCTGTTCCGTATAGTTCGCGAAGACGATCATCTTCGGAAACTCGATAGAGCGTTCGACGATATAGTCGACCTTCTCATTCGGGAATGAAAGAACCTTGCGCGACACTTTCTTCGTCTTCTCGTCGAAGATATCCTCGTATAGGATGCCGTTCTCGATCTGATGCTTCTTCGTGCGCAGCGCACTCGGGTCAGGGAACTTCGCCGGGAGCGTTTTCAGGAGGGCAGATTGACGCGCATTGATGGGTAGATATTCCGTCTTATAGGTCTGCACCGGCACGTCCTTGATGTCCGCGAGACGAAGGACCTGACCTATCTCCCGCGTCTTCTCGGCGAGCGCATCCATAGATGCCTGATCGCGGTGCGGCGCGTACACGATGCGGTCCATCGGCAGTCTGTGATAGAAGCTGTCGCGGAAGTCCCTATACGACCAGTCATGCCCGAGTAGCTTCGCGGCCGCCCATATCGACATCGGGGTTTTGTTCGGCGTCGCTGTGGCTGGAATGAAACGAACCGGCTGTCGCTCTGCGAGATACCATTGCATCGCTTCGAATATCTGCGACGCCTTCGGAACCCATTCCTTATTCCGCCTGCACATAGTAGGCATGACCCCGAACAGCCTGTGCGCTTCGTCTGCGATGACCGCCTTGAACTTCGGGAGCTTCGTATAGTCGCGCCGGAAGGTCTCGTAGGAAATCACAGTTGGTGGTTTTAGTCCCAATACTTGGGATTCATACTCCCATTGCTTCTTCTGTACGGTCGTCTTCGGTGCGACGATGAGAATGCTGCCGCTGTACCTACGAACGGAATACAGCGCGGTACGAGTCTTGCCGGTCCCGGTCCCGTGGAATAGACCCTCGTACTTCCGAGACTTCAGTGAGAAAGAATTTTGATGAGGAGCGATCAAAAGACCATCGGCTATTCCATCAATCAGATCGGCCACATCTTTCTTCTTCATGCTACGCGTATCGGGTTATAGCGATCGTCAGTCATCGACCAGGTGCGGTAGCCGCCGCCTGGAAGATTCTCGCCGAAGACGACTGCTCCGCCGCGCTTCACGAGCGCGAGGGCCATACGGATACGGTAGAGGTATTTCATCATAGGCCAAGTTCGTATTTCTCTTGTTCCCATTCGACAGTCTCATCTCGAAGCCTTTGAAGATTCCTGATGATCGTATCGTACCGAGACTTCAGTTGCTTCGTTGCCCATTTGATAGGGTCATTCGCAAGGTCCTTATTGAAGGTCATACCGAGTTCGCGGCCGTTCACATACAGGAACCAGCGAGTGCCGTTCTCGTAATAGTCGACCTCGATAGTGCGACCATTCTCTACCTGCTTCGAGACGTTTTTAAAGAGGTGTCTCATACAGCTTGCCGGTCGCTAAAGTCTTCGCTGCGCACGTCATGCCCGAGATTGTTCAGCTCTGACATACGGCTTTCTTCTGAATCGTATGCACGAGGGAACGGCCGGTGCTTTCGGAGCTTCGGGTTGTAGAGGTCTTCGACTATCTCGTCGAAGCGTTCGGACGCGATGAGGAAGTCGCACGATGCCTTCGAGCATTCATACATCGTATCGATGATGCCCTTCGCCTGAAGGAGGTTGTTGCACTTGGGGCACAGATTGTTCTTCAGGCGGGACCAGATCATATGCCTCCGAAAAGCTCGACGGTTATGCCGCAGTCGGCCTTGCCGATGCCGACATGCGTGTACTGCGGCTTCACGATATTCGCCATGTGCGTCGGCGACTTCATGAGAGCTTCGTGCGCCTCCTTATCGGTCTTGAAGTTCCGGGCGAGGTTCTCGCCGAGGTACTTATAGTCCGTTCCTGCGAACGAAAGCCATGCATTCGCATGCGACCACTGACCGATATCACAGAGCTGCTCTGCGCGCACTTCCGCGCGGTACGAGAGCGCGGGGTCCTCGACGAGGGGTGTGGCGCGAACGGCGTTAATGAGGAATAGAAGCTCGATCATATGAAAGTAATTATACCGCCTCGATCTGCGAAAGGAGGACGTATATCGGGTTAGCGATATCGACTCCGTGTTCGCATTCTTCGAGCATCAGCGCGTGCATGACGCCGACGTGCTTGATGTCCTTCTGCTCGCCGGTCATCGTACCGTACTCGTCATAGTGCGGATGCGACTCAGGCAATATCTTTACCCGTGTTCCTTTCTCCATAGATTCGAAATTATTATTCATAGGCCCGATGGGGAGGGGCAAGGGAAGCATCCCTTCGCCCCTTCCTACTGACCTGCGAACTAGTCTTCCAGGCCAAGTGCCTTGTCGAGGTCGAAGAACTCCTCTTCGAGATCGACCTGAGCCTGTACCGTCTTCGGCAGCGCCTTCTTAGGCGATGGCGTGATCGTGTACTTGGAGTTGAGGCCGTCGCCGGTCTTCACGACTGTGATGTCGTAGCCGGACGGATGACCCCAGTCCTTATTCTCGGCGAGCGCGAGAATGCCCTTCTTGATCGATGCCTGCGTGAACTCGGCGAGCATGACCTTGCCCTCGATGTGATCGTAGACCATGAACGCCATGAAGTCGTTGATCTTCGGACGCTTGGTCTTCTCGTCCGTGTCGACATCCTTCGGAGAAATCTCCGCATCGACACCTCCTACACGGAAAGGCTTGTTGTCCTTCCAGCCGACTTTCCCGACTACCGCATCAGTAAGGATGCGGAACTTATTCTCGCCAGACTTCAGCTTGAAGAAGCTTCCTGCTTCAGTCTTGACCTCATAACCTTTAGGTGCGAATGACATATGTGTTTGCCTTGCGGCGGTTTTGCGTAATTGTGCGTGGATGCACCGGGTTTGTAATTCAGCGACTAAAGTGCGCTGAAAACTGAATAGGGAAATCGTTTTTAAATAATTGTGTCGCCCTCGCCATCTACCCGAAGGTAGACCTCAAAACCGATGTTTCGAATGATGGCTGACTTCTTATGTCGCCATTCATTGATGATCGGATAAAGATGTATCTCGCCCGCGTCGTACCGCTCGGACAGTTTTTGAATTTCGTCCTGCGCTTCGCGCACGTCCGCACATGCCTGCATGATATTCATTCGATGTCGCATAGGTGTTGTCGGTTAGATTCCCTATTCAGTTTTCAACGTACTTGCGAACGAAGCCGGGAAGGAGGAAGGAACGTATTCCTTCAACCCTCGATACATGACCCTCGCGGGATTCTATATCTTGGGGACCGTGGTCCCCTTCTCGACTTCCTTCTTCTCTCCCTAGTATATCCTAGGTGCGCATACCGTCTAGTTTCTAGGTGTGGATAACTTACGGCGTGGACCTAGCGACTTCTTGCCCTTCTTCGCACGATCATTCCGCGCCCATTCAGCCTTATAGTCGTTCAGATACTCGCGGTTCTTCGCGCGATACGCACGCTGATATTCAGCCCTTCGATGCGTTCGCGACATATTCTTCCATCTCTTTACGAACCTTCATGATCTCCCCGCCGAAGGCAAGCGTCTCTGACATCGTGCGCTTCGTCTTGAAAGACACAGGGAGTGCCGGGTCATCGCGGAAAACCATTTCATAGTCGAAGCCGGTTTCGTCGCGCTCTTTCCACTGGCGCATCGTTGGAATCCATTCGAGATAGAATTCGACTTCCTCCGGGCGGATGCCGTTCGCGATGTAATTCATCAGCGCGTACATCGTGAGCTGCCCGTGCTCGTCGACACGCTTCTGGTCCCATGCCTTCATGCCGGTCTTGTACTCGCCTATGATGCGCATCGTCTGGTCGCAGAACGTATCGGCGTAGCCGATGAGCTTAAAGCCATTGAAGGGAACCTTGAAGTCCTGCTCCATGCGCGAGAGCATGCGGACCGGCGCGAGCGGAGTGCCTAGCTCGCAGGAGTCCGCGAACTTCTTTCCGAAGATAAGCTCTGGCGTCGGATTCTCGTCGAGACCGAGGACGTATCGCTCGAACCATGCGCGAGGATTGTATTTGAAGGACGAGTGCTGCGACCAGGAATAGTCGCGCTCGCGCCACTTCGCTATCTGTTCGGGGGTAGGGATCATACCTCCATTTCGCTTAGGCTCTTTTCACTGAACGGGTCTTCGGCTTCTTCAAGTTCTAGGGCCAGATCGACGCTTCCCTCCGGTATCCATCGCCAGCTTTGCGTTCCGCCTACCTGACGACGCACCTTCTTCAGCTTCAGCACGCGCTTGAAGACATCGATGATCGCCATCTCCTCGAACTTACGCATCGCGCCGAAGTTCCCGTTCAATGCCTGCTGGTACGCCATCTGCGCCGTGATGCCCTCCGCTCGCTTGTGGTCGGTCATGAAATGCTCATCGAAGTACCATTCGCTGATGCGATCCTCGTTCGGATCAGAGACGCGGCGAGCCTCCTGCTGCGCGGCCGTCTCATCCTTCGGGAACTCATGCACGCTCTCTCCGGCCTGAAGCCTCGCCCATGCTTCCGCGATGAGCTGGTCGCGATTCGTTTCGAGCCATTCGATATCCGCTTCTTCCCTTACGACCCGGACCGGGAGCCAACGGCGATTGCCGGTCTCGTCCTTCAGGTACTCGTCCTGGTTCGTGGTCATCGCGAACGCGCAGCGACGCGGCACGTCGAGCGACATGCGCGCATACGGCAAGCGCAGCTTGTCGACCTGCGTCGTGATGATGGCCTTCAGCTTCTTGATCTCGGTACGGCTCAGGGTCTCTCCCTCGGAGAATTCCATGATGAACTTCCCGAACATCTGCATGAAAAAGTCCTTCGAGTCGACGCCCATCGTGGTCTCGACGTGGCCGTTCTTCCCGTTCGGCATCTTGGCGAGGACGGAAAGGGAGGTCGACTTCTTGGCTCCCTGCGGGCCTTCGAGGACCATAACGTAGTCGAACTTGCAGCCCGGCTCCATGATGCGCTTGACCATTCCCTTCAGCCAGTTCGAGCCGACCGCGCGATGATACGCATTGTCTTCGACGCCGTATACCTTGCAGAGCCAGGTAGCGAGACGATCTTCCTGGTCCCATTCGACAGCCTTTACGAACTCGATAGCGGAGTCATGCGTGCACTCCTTCGCGACGAGTATGATCGCGTCGAAGACCATATCCTTGCCGACCTTCTGAAAGAATTCGAAGTGGATGCTGATCTCGGTCTGTATGGCGATAGCATCATTGTCTTCGAAGGGACGCCAAGGAAGCGATGGGTCGCTTCCTTCACGATATTCGATCGTATTCGTGAACGCGTCATAACGGATACGTCCCTTGAAGATAGGATGGAAGCGAAGGATGCGCGAGATGTTCTCCGTATTCTGCGTGATGACCTTATCCTTCTGCGCGTTCAGCGTGAACAGGAAGTCGATGCCGGTCTCCTCCTTGATGCGCTCCTCCTGCGTACGGTATACGTCCTTGCAATTCTTGATGGCTCCGGCGATCGAGCGGACGCGGTAGTCAATTCGCCCCTGTGTCTTCTCGCGCTGGCCCAAGGGAGAGGCGAGCCATATGCGGTCCATCTGCTCCTTATCATGGCGCGTCCAGAAAGCGAGGTGCGCGAGGAGCGCAGCGTCGGCACTCGAAAGGTTCGGCTTGCCTTTATCATTCAGATACGCCGATGCGTCTCCTTGGTACAGCTTCTTGATGTCTGCGCCGTTCTTCGAATCGAACATACGCTTCAGGATGTCGGCGTCTTCGAGGAGCGATTTACCTAGCTCGATGACCGATACGGCCGGGCCGGTCGTCTCTGCCTTGGCCCAGGGGTAGCCGATGATACCTAGAAGTCGAAGGGCTTCAGCTTTATGAACTGTGCGAATAGGTCTTTTGGAACCGAAAGGAACTTCGGACCAGGTAAAGAAACGACCAGAGGTGTAGGCTTCAAAAGGAGCGTGTCGGTTGGCTTCAAGTTCGAGAGGTCCATCTGAGATTGCGAGGTAGAGATGAAGTCCAGTCCCTGACGGAGAGATTTCCGTATACGTCTTTGCCTCCTTGATGAGCGATTTAATCGCGTCGCCTTTCTCATGCTTAATCTTGGAATCTTCGAGTACATGGTCTATGTCGATACCGAGTAATGTCTGATCGGGAGTGAAGACGATGCCGATGCCCGAGCCGAAGCCGTTATCGCGCAGAGCCTCTTTCGCTTCCTTGTATGTGGACCAGGTAGACGGGTCGGTCGAAGATGCCTTAGCCCCCCGTATCGAGTACGGGATTTTAGTCATACGGTCGCCGGATTTCTCAGCATTCCATAGAACCCATCGTTTCTGATTTCGCATACGCTCACTATACATCTGTGAAGCGGAAGTGAATACGTTCTAGGTGTGGATAACAGAAATAGCATGAAATGCTATTTCTCTGCTACCCACGACTGTAGCTATGCAACCTAGGCAAGGTAGGCAACCTATTCTACGGCCTATCTGTGCGGTGGTTGCCTATGTTGCCTACCTTGCCTACCTATTTCTATATAAGTGATAGAGAGACTAGAAATAATAGGGGAGGAGGGGGGCTAGTGGAGGGCTGGGGGGTATATAAGGGAAAAGGTAGGCAAGGGTAGGCAAGCTAGGCAAGCCCTCCTTTCCGTGGCTTATCAAAGCCATATTCAGGTTGCCTACCTCGGTTGCCTACCCCCTCGAAGTTGCCTACCTCCATACGAAAAAACCCCCTTTCGGGGGCTTTTTCTGCAAAAACTATCTCTTGTTGATCGGAACCATCTCGTCGAAATATCTGACGCCGGGGAGTCCTTCGATGCCGTTCTTCATTGCGGCACGAATCGAGACCAGATCAGGCAGGCAGTATTCGCGTGGGACCAGAGTTGCGTCTATGATCTCGCACTTTCGGTCCTTGCGGAATCCGACGCTGCCGTTCTCTGTCGCTATCTTCGACTCAGGTCCTTCGACAGCATCAGCCTGTTCGATCGCAGTCTCTAGCTTCAGCTTGCCCTTGCCGGAACCGACGCGCTCTGCGATCTTCGCCTTCTTCGCTGCTGCCTTCTCATCCTCTGCGAGCTGGTATGCGCCCATGCGCTTACGAAGGGAATCGATGGCTGGCTTCAGTGCATCCTTGAATGGCTTCCATCGTCCCTGCTCTACCTTGATCGTTGCCTTCAGAGGACCGACGATCTTGTCCTCCTCCTCCTCGACGCCATCCATCGTCTTGTTCAGCTTCGACAGGAGTTCGGTTGCTCTCGTCATGTCTTCAGGAGACTTGATGACGAGCGCGTCTGCTTCCTGTGCAAGCGGGGATACCTTCTTCTCGTAGATGGCGACTGCCTTAGACATACCGGCCGGGAGTGATCGTGAAGCCTGGCTCCTCGGGAGCTGCTTCCCACTTCAGGTAGACGTTGCCGTCCTCCTTGTCATTCTCGCGAAGACCATCCTTCAGGTCTGCGACGATCTGTTCAAGGGTCGGGATGAGGTCTTCTACCTCAGGTCCCGCTAGCTGAATCTTGATAATTGTGCGTGCGCTCATGTTCGTAATTATTTATGGGTACTCACTCATTCTATTCTAGGTACGCATATTGTCCACACCTATATCTAATACTAGGTGTGGATAGTGCTATAGTGGCTCTATGGCTACACGATCTGAGGCGCGAAAGGCGCGATGGGCAGCAATGACTCCCGATGAGAAGTCAGCACTTCAGAAGAAGATTGCTGTGTCTCGATATGCGAAGCTCTCTCCCGAACAGCGCAGGGCGATAACGAAGAAGGCAAGCGCGGCACGCTGGCCTAAGAAAGGTCGAAGCAAGGCTTCGACTACACGCTCATGATCACACTCCCGAAGCTTCCTCCTAATTACGAGATGATTGCGAAAGCGTTTCCTGCGGTACGGGAGCGCAAAGATATCGCATTCACATTCGGCGGTATTTTGTTCAATCCGAGCGACATGGATATCGATGAGCCATTCGGACTGCATGAGGCGTGTCATTCGCTTCAGCAAGAGAAGATGGGAAAGGGTGCGCTCGGTCCTGATCGATGGTGGAAGAAGTTCATTGCTGACCCGAAGTTCCGAAAGGAACAGGAGCTTGAAGCATTCGCTGTGCAATACAAGCGGTACTGTGAACTGGTCTCGGACCGCAATCGTCGTGCCTGCTACCTGATAAAGATCGCTGCGAATTTTGCTTCTCCTATATATGGTTCTGTCGTGTCGCATGGAGAAGCAGTAAAACTCATTCGACAAGTTGCGCGAGTACCTGCATAGTTAGGATATTAGGTTCATACCTATCTGCGATATGCCTGCAAAGAATACAAAAGATAAGCGAGCTGAGACTTCGGCAGAGAACGGAAAGAAGGGCGGTCGCCCGAAGGGATACGCTGCGCTCGAAGCGGAGAAGGCTCGCGAGATTCTTGTCGAACGTCTCGGGAAGAAATGGGTCCCTATCGTCGACAAGGCAATCGAGCAGGCAGAGAAGGGAGACGGCTCTGCGCGCGACTGGCTGACGACGCGCGGATACGGAAAGATAAAGGATGAGGTCGAATTGACGACTACAGTAAAGACTGTCGTAGTAAACAAGTCTAAGAAAGCATGAGCAAGGACCCCGAAGTCGCAGAGATAGACCTGCTCCCGAAACAGACAGACGCATGGGAGCTTTGGGAGGACCCGACGACGACGGAGATCGGCTATGGCGGCGCGGCCGGAGGAGGGAAGACGCGCCTCGGCTGGTATCTACTCATCGCTATCTGTGAGCTTTTTCCCGGCGCGCGCTGCGCTGTGGCTCGTAAGGAGTTGAAGACGCTGCGTCTTACGTCGCTCGCCGAGCTGTTCATCATCTTTATGGAACTCGGCTACCAGAAGGACCGCGACTATACGTTCAATGCGCAGGACAATATCATTCGCTTCCCGAACGGTAGCGAGATCATCTTGCTCGATACCGCGAACAGTCCGCAGGACCCTGAGTACACACGCTTCGGTTCCTTGAATCTTACTGCTGCATGGTGTGAGGAGAGCAATGAGACGCCGGAGAAGGCTCGCGATATTTTGAATACTCGTGTCGGTCGTCATAATAAATTTGTTATAGACGGCAAGGAAGTGAAGGCGAAGGCTCTATGGCTAGAGACGTTCAACCCGAACAAGGGGCACGTCTATCGTAATTACTACAAACCATGGAAGGAAGGCACGCTGCCTCCGTATCGCAAGTTCATCCGTGCGCTTCCGGGCGACAACTCGCACCTCCCTAGCGAGTACATCGAGAAGCTGCGCAACTCGCCTGACAAGACGATTCGCGAGCGTCTCCTGTACGGGAACTTCGATTACGATGACGACCCGACGCGCATCATGGAATACGATGCGATCCTTGACCTGCGTCATAACACGCTCGAAGATCGCGGGACCGACGATACAGGCACGCGCATAAAGCCGCAGCGATACCTCATCAATGACATCGCGCGGCTCGGCGGCGATAAGATCGTCTCCGGTCTGTGGGAAGACATGACGCTCGTCGGTCTCGAAGTGAATACCTATCAGGACCTCGACACGACGAATAAGCAGATCAAGGACCGCGCTGAAGACAGCAAGGTTCCGTTCTCGCACATCCTTTCGGATGAGGACGGCGTAGGTGGCGGCACAGTCGACACGCTGAAGGGAACGAAGGGATTCCAGGGAGGCACGAAGCCGCTAGAGGTGTACGACCACTTCACGGCGAAGAAGATATCGACGAACTTCCGCAACCTGCGTTCACAATGCTACTTCCGCCTGTCCGAGGCCGTGAACCGCCGTGAGATGGCGATCAAGCTTCGCTACTTCAAGACGAACATCGAAGGCTACACGATGGAGAAGGCACTGTCCGAGCTTGAAGAAGAACTCGACGCGGTAAAGAAGGTCGACAATTCGGGAGAGAATACGAAGTACGCCATCATTCCGAAGCGTGGCGAGCGCAGCATGCAGGAGGAGCTGGGCCGCTCGCCTGACCTCGCCGACATGCTCATGATGCGTATGTGGTACGAGCTGAAGCCTGCGGCGAAGGAGTCTCAGGATGCCGCTGCGCGTCGCTCGCATCGCGTCGTCGTGCGGAAGGCCAAGGCAAACCCCGCCCTGTGATGTCCACACTCTGTTCATAATGGGTATTGCGTGGCGCAAAGGTGCTACACTATTTGCAAGAACATAATCACTTAATACATGGCTACTACTAAGAAGGTCGCGGCAACGAAGAAGCCTGCCGCTAAGAAGGCTTCAAGTGCGAAGAAGGCTCCGGCCAAGAAGGTCGCAGTCAAGAAGAACACGGCTCCTGTCGCGAAGAACGCTGTCGAGATCAGCATCGAGACGAAGGGAGAAGTCTTCGAGTTCAAGGTTGGTCCTGAGGAGATCGGTTCGGTCTTCGAGAAGGTAGGACTGAACAGCACGAACACGCGGACCATCGTGAAGGCCAAGCGCACTATCGCTGCTTCCGGCAAGACGCCTGCGAAGACCCTCATGTTCGAGCGCGTCTTCAACGTCCACATGGCTCGTCGCTTGTTCCGTCAGAACCTCGCTCGCCAGCAGTTCGAGAAGCAGGTAAGGCTCGCTCTAGACGTATAACCCATGTACGGAGAGAACGTATTCGATTACATCATTGCCGAGAAAGCCGCGTATAAAACGCGGAAGGTTCCGATCACGGACGGCTATGAATGGAATATGTTCGAGCACATCAGGAAGTCCTTCCTGTATAAGCACTCGAAGTTCTCGACCGGCAACGATGACGGCAACCGTCCGTTCAAGAACATCATCCTTCCAGTCCTCCGCGTAGCGTATCGCTCGGAGGGCTTTGATGTGAAGGATATCGTTCCCTTCGTCAACGAGCGACAGAACTATTACAAGTCCTTCCTCGTCAAGAAGTATCATCCGAAGTGGGCACGCAAGTATTCCATCGATACCTTTATAGATGAGGGTGTCGAATCATACGTCGACTACGGCCTCTGGCTTGCGAAGAACGTGAACGAGAAGCGTCCTGAGACTGTGCCGCTTCAGCGCATCGCCTTCTGCGATCAGACCGACATCTTGTCCGGTCCTATCTGTGAGATGCATCCGATGTCGCCCGATCAGCTCATGGAGTACTCGGGTAAGTGGTACGACGACGTTATCGAGATGGCGATCAATCAGTCCAAGAAGGAGAAGCCGGTCATCACTGATGGCGAGAAGAAG